GCTTCTTGTCCTCAGGCTTCTTGTCCTCAGGCTTCTTGTCCTCAGGCTTCTTGTCCTCAGGCTTCTTGTCCTCAGGCTTCTTGTCCTCAGGTTTCTTGTCCTCAGGCTTCTTGTCCTCAGGCTTCTGAGCTTTTTGTTTCCCCGTAGGTTTCCCGTCTACTACATCGAAGAAAGCTAAGCGTTCTTGTTTTTGTTTTTCGTCTGCCGAGTTTTCAATGAACTTCTCAGCAAATTCGTCAGTCATAAGATGACCGTAAGTTCTGAAGGGTTTTTTCCCTTCCCTGTAAGTGAAGATCTGGCTTCTGTACTTTCTCTTCAACTCATACTTGGGCTTTTTTGTCTTTGCCATGTTTGGAGTTTTTAGGACCCTCTCTTTCAACTTTACGGGTCCGGTTAATATTGCTTTTTTAAGTTTGTCGAAATCTCTTGTAAAGGTGCAAGGAGCGCAGTCGGGTTCAACTGAAAATGCGTCTTTATAACAATCGATATAGAGACGCATCAGGTTTTCATCGTTCCTTACTTTTTTAGGGTTGAGCTTGACTAAAGACTGAACATCCATCTTACAAATTATTTCCTACCAAATATAAGAAAATAATTTTAAGGAATGTTGTTGAAGTTGTCGTCAAAATCAGTGGCCTCACTTCCTGGTACTGCACTCTCATAGACTAGAGGGAGATAGCTCTCAGGAGCATCCTCTAAGCTGCTCAATAGGATTGGGGTTCCTCCCCCTCCTTCTTGAATGTTGTAAGTGTAGTCTCCCGTGGTGAGCCCATTGATCAGCCCGTAGATTTCTACGCGTCCCGTAGGAACATTCGGATCTTTCAACTGGAGGGCAACAACAAAGCTCCCTTTGTCCAAGCTATCCAAGATACACTTAGAAGCTTCGTCCACTCCTGAAACCAGGATCTGAACATTGTGGATATATTGGGCATACCCAAGATCGTTTCGACTCTTGTCGTATGATCCGAAGTAGTTGCTACCAGCCTCAGGCCCGATAAACTTATACCCGGTCTTCCCGTCTGCTAAAGTGAAAGTCACTTTATAATTGCAAGTGGGGGTGTCATAGTCCGGCTTAGTGATCGTGTACGTCTCAATGTCAGCCTTGTTGATAAGAACAGCTTGTTGAAAATATTTCCTTGCAGGAGCTTCACACGAGCCATCGAATCCAGCGAACAGTTGAGCGCATAAACTTTGAATTGCCATCGGTCTTGTTTTTTATAGATTATTGATTCCTTGAATATCCCCGAAGGGGAATACATCCTAGATAGCTAGGATGTATTCGTCCGTCAAAGGTACGGCCCCTCCTACGTAGGAGCTACCTTCGATATAGACTTTCTTGTCGTCTTTGGAATGCCAGATGTCGAAGCTGTTCAAAGCTTCAGTCTCTGAAGTTCCTACAAGAACGTTCTGACGGTAAGTCAAGATCGCTCTGTGAGGGTTCACTCGGGCGTTTGCTCCGCCTCCCCCGTTCAGCTCGGTCGAGTAGTTGATGATGTCATCCCACTCGTTGTAAACAACAACCGGGATTCCATTGATCCTCAGACCGGCGAGGGTGTATACGTTCTTGGCCACGGCAGCCTTGGGATCAATACAGTCACAATTCATAGGAGCTTTCTTTCCTAGTTTATTCAACCAAGAAACTAAAAGAGCTCCCATCCATCTTGTTACTCGGTATTCCATAATGGAATCATCGAACCAAGGTTGAAGGGATGCTTTGTCGTACATAGCGATAAGGTAGTTATAAGCATCCTCCCCTCCCATCGCTTGGGCTGCATAGTTTGCTCCATCATTCTCTGTGATTTCTACAAGTTGATCAGCCGCCCCGGCTTCCATACGAGTAAAGATCCCATCGATCTTGTTGAAGTAAACACTCAAAGAACTCTTATCAGCAAAATAGGCTGCCCTAAATGTTGACAGGTTCAGGTTCTTGTTGAACTTTTCAGAAATGAAGGCCAAGATAGCTGAATCGACATCTACGTCCCCTTGCTGGGTCATTCTCCAAGCATTGAAGAATTTCAGGAAGTTTTCGTCGAATGATCGAAGACAGATACCTACACGGCATTCAATCAATCCAAGTTCCCATTGGTGATCCCCGAACTCGTGAGTAATATCACAGTCTGTAGGAGCACAGTCGGTCTCATCCACAAAAGGGAAAGATTCTGGGTTAGGGGTATCCTTAAGGATAGGCACCACGTTTCCGTGGCGAACCCCAGTCACAACCTCTTCCTTTTCGGTGATTTCGGAGTGGGTAAAAGCTTTGCTATAAAGCATTTCACTCATCTCCATCTTTTCTGCGGAGACTAGGTCCGTTACAAGACTTAGCAAGTCCGCTACAAAATTATCTGAGTAAGCCATTTTTTAGTTTTTAAGATTAGACATTGCTTTCTTGAAACGCGACTGGGATCTCTCCTTGGCTTGCTTGCCGCCTTTCTTCTCTTTCGACTGGCCGTTCTCGTCGAACTTGCTTCGAAGTTTTTCGATTCGGTCCAGTACTTTATTTTTCTCCTTGAGTTCTTTTTTAAGGTTTGTCACCTTCATCTCAAGTTTCTGTTTGTCATCCTCCAGGGATTCCTTTTCCCTGGTAAGGTCGATGATCTCAGCATTGGCTACATCAAGCATCTTCATAGCTTCTTCCAAAGTTTCTGGATCTTCTGAGTCTCCGCCTTCAGCTTCAACGATCTCTTTAAGTTCTCCCCCTTCAAATTTGAAGGTTCGTCCGTCGGACATGACCACATCTCCTTCGGCATCTTTCCCGTCGATACGGGCTTTAGCTCCTGTAGTGACTTCGTCACCGTCAGAGAGCTCATAAAAATCCACTTCCTCCTGTTCTGCATTGTACAGAATCAGGTTGACTGGATCTTTACCTTTTTTCTTTTTCTTCTTATCATCCCCTAGGATAACATCCAAGGCTTGCATAAAAAGATTTTTGGCTTCTTTTTTAGACATCTTCTTATCTTTTTTGTGAATATTCAATGAGGCCTTAGCGGCTATTTTTAAAGGTTCAGATTCAGTGGTGAACCCGAAGGACTTCAGTTGTTCAGAGGTCAAGAAAGTTTCGTTTCTGAGCATAGGAACTATAGCCTCTTTTTCCATCCCGGTTTTTTCAGTATAGAATTTGACTAGATCATTCTCAGTCTTCTTGACCATTTTGGTATACTCCTCCAGCTCGTCAGCAGTAAGCCATTGAGGATTCCCCATAGGGAAGTGGATCATAAATTCGCATCCTTGTTCGATCACCCTCTTATCTCCTGCAAGGAATATGACCGTAGCGATACTTGCTACCATCCCTCTCCCTACGGTGGTGATTGGTCTTTTCAGGGATTTAAGGTAAGAATAAATATCTTGCCCTGTTTGGACCTCTCCTCCTTCACTGGTTATGATAACCTTGAAGGATTGAGCCTCCGGTTGATTCTTTACTTGGCTGATCACATCGACCAATTCGATCCCGGGTTGTCCTTCCCCGCAATCTCCTATCACTCCATGAATTTTTATGATACCTTCCACGAGAACAAAAATAGCAATAAAAGAGGATAGGTCGTTTATGATAAAAATTAGAAATTCAAATCTTTTTTATCATGCTCTTGATGGCGTTCATTACTGTGAGTGTACTCTTCCCTACAGCCTCAGCCGTCCCCTGATACCTTTCCATTTTGCTCCCAGTCTGTCCTGTGTAAACCATGTATATGTTATAGTCAGACAATAGCTTAGGACTTAGATCTCCGCTATTGGTCAACCTCTTGATGAGGTTCATGTTGTTTTTTATAAACTGATATTTTTTCATTCCTGCCATTTTTTACATGTTTTACTGTATTGCCTGAGAAGATAAGGGGAACTGCATCCACAATCTCCGCATATTTTTTTGCTCAGTTCCGGGATTCTTTCGTCCTCCACCCCCAGGAAAGACACGGGTTCCTCTTTAAATAAGGGACAACCTTTACAGATCTTAGAAAGTTCTAAAGCTCTTTTTTCTATGGCTGGGTTGTTCAGTTCGTAGTTTTCCTTTCCTTCAACATAAGGATCAACCCCGTTCTTGGCTAGGCTTTTTGCTTTCTTGAACATTGATGTCAATGGGTCCATATCTTAAAAACTGCTTTGTTCTTGTATTTGTCTATTGTCCGATAGGTTAGTGATCCCCTGTTGGCTGCCGGTTTCAGCTCCTCTACGGGTTCCTTCCTCTGCTGCCCTCCCTACGGCATCCGCTACCCCCCGCGATTGAGCATTGGCTTCTATTTGCCCTTGTACTACTGAATTGTTAGATCCTAAAGCGGAAAGGTTAACTCCAGATCCCGTGACATTGATCCCGCTCCTTCCTGATGTAGAAGCTCCCCCGGTTCCGGCCCCGCTCACAGATCCAGACCCGGAGGCACTGGGGACTTTAGTCTTCGCTATATCTAGGATAGCTTTTAGACCGGTAGCAGCCGAGAAAGCTATCCCGGGGATGGATGCCGGCCATCCGAGTTTAAGGGATTGGGCGATACCTTGGTACATTCCTATAGCGGCCTGAGCTCCTGCAATGGCTTTTCCTGCCGCGGATTCCTTGTCTATGAATTGGGCAGCAGCCCCGAACAGCCCAGAAGCTATATCGAGTTTTTGTTGGGCGAGTATCTGTTCCCTTTCCTTCTGTCCTTGTTTATATTTCCTGTCGATCGAAGCTAACCTTGCTTGGTACAGTTCTTCGCTGATGAGCCCCTGTTCCCTATCAGCCTGAGCTTTCTCCATGTCCAGCCTTCTTTGCTCATCCGCTTGGGCTTGTTCTATTTCATACTTAGTAGCATTTTCCTCCAGCATTCGGGCGATCTCCTCTTCAAATTCTAAGGCCCTGAGTTCTAGTGCTTCGTCTTTTTTGATCTGGTCTCTTTCCTTCTGAAGCTCCTCGTTGTTGATCCTATTGGCTTCGTTCAGTTCATTGATAGCCTTGTTGAACTCGTCTTGATTAATGAGTCCCTGTTCTAACCTCAATGCTTGGTATGCTTGCTCTTGTTCCAGAAGTTGGTTGTTAAGTTCTATCTTCTGTTTGAGCATAGCGTCATCCAAGAACCCTTCGAGCTCCTGTTTCTTTTTGATCTGGTCTCTATAGACTTCTAGTTCTCGGAGGGCATTGTCAGAAGCGACCTCAGCCATCTTGAGCCCCAGCTCGTTTTGGAGGGCTAGTACCTCGGCATTGTATTCCGTGAGTGTCAGTTTTTTGGCTTCCAGCTCAGCTTTCAGGATCTCCAGTTTTTGGTCTGAGACTTGTCTTTCGATTGCTAGTTCCTCTTCTAGGGTTTTGGCCTTGAATCCTTGCTGCTCTATGAACAGGTCAAGTTCGGCTTTCATCTGGTCTATGCGCTTTTGCGCGGCCTCAGCTGCTTTCTGCTGCGCTTCTCGGCGGAGGCTGTTCTCGTTAGAGAGCATCTCGGATCTTTGACCGTTGATCCTCTCCTCTATATCGGCTATCTCAGTCAGGGCGTCAGACTGGGCATCTAGTGCAACTTTAATTTCCCCTTCTACCTGTATCCTTAGGTTAGCT